ACTCTGTTCTGGGTATAAAGCCGATAATGATTGTCCAGGTATGAAAGGTCTCTGGCGTAACTCTCTAGCTTTGTCAAGATTCGCAATATAAGCTGCTTCTTGTGCAGCTCGTGCAGTATCTCGTGCAACATTTCTGGCTTTTGTTTCTTGAATATTAGCTAGTGCCTCTGCCTGTGTTAGAGGTAACCTTGTGACAGGGTTTATAGGTGCCTGGTATGGGATTGGACCACTAGGAGGTTGACCACCATAACCGCCCCTACTTAAATCCGTTTCACCCATATATGGCCCACTTCCCGTCCAAGCCATGTCTTGAGGAACAAAACCAGTGCTTATTTCACCTCTTTGACGTACAGCTGCGGGAGTTCTTACTTCTTCTCCGAACGTCGGGTCAACAAAAGATCTGTCAGGACGTACAGGTATCGGGGTTCTTCCTTCTTCTCCTAACATCGGATCAACATACTGGTCAAATGCTGAAGCTCTAGTAGGGGTAATTGTCTGTTGTAGACCTGCAATCTCTGGATCGTCTCCTGCAACTCCTATATCAACAAAATTTTTGTCTTCAGGTACAGGTTGTTTTTTAAGTCCAGTTGGCGGCATGAGACCGTCTACATCGCCAAGTGCCTCTTCTTGATATGCGTCAAACCTTTTTTCAGCTTCTACTCCTGGGGTAGTACTTATAATAGGATTTTCTTTGTTTCCTATTTTTTCTTTAACATCGACTTCTATCTTCTTTCCCAGGTTTTTATCTTCTGTTTTCATACCTGATAGTGGGTCGAAAACAAATCCTTCAATATAACCAGGGTCTCCTGGTGACAACATGCTTATAACCCAAGGAAGAAACTCAGGAGTTGAATACTTACCTGGATAATATACCTGGAGAGTATCCCAAGCGTTCAAAAGTGCAGTAAATCTATCGTTATTTATTTGTCCTAAGTACCCGCTAGTAGCACCACCCATAGCAGATCTAGCAGCCCACTTCTGTTCCTTACTCAGTGTGTTTGTAAATCCTGAACCGTCAGAGGTCATCACCCCAAATAAAGGCATCTGCCTGGCCGTGGCCATAAACCTGCCCTGATCTTCAATATCTAAATCTTTATAAGTTCTACCTAAGTTAGCTATTTCTCTCCAATACTCAGGAAGAGGGGTGTCCTTAGGTCGAGATAGACCAGTCTCATCAAGATATTTACCGAATGGAGTACCTGTACGTGATAAAATCCACCTAGTATATTGATCTGGCATTCCTGCAAGCATTCCACTTTCAATCTGCCTAAGTGCAGGTGTACCGAATGCAGGTCTACCTGTTGTTGGATCTACACTTTCAAGTTCTCTTTGTACTCGATGTTGATACTGACCAGTTAGACTAAGGTACTGATCTTTGTCAAAAGTCGGACCCAAAAGATCAACTACTTGTTCCTCTTCCATCCCAGTAATACCTGGAGCAGTTTCCTGCCTCACACTTAGGCGACCTTCTACGTCGGGTGTAGTATATTCCCCCATCAACCCAATACCAAGTTCTGGGTCTACTCCACTAGTATCCTGGCGTGTTTCAGTTACTGCTAAATCACGTTTTAAACTTTCCAGACTATCTGTAGTACCTCCAAGTTCAGCTGTAGCATCAGATATCGCACTTAAAGCGTTATTTATCTGTCCTTTAGCTTGATCTGTAGGCATTTGACGCGCCATAGACAGCATGAATGATATGCTACTAATATACTGATCTAAGGCAGCGCGTTGTTCTAAAGTCAGATCTTGTTCGTTTAACATTCTGTCAGCCATCAGACATTCTCCTTAAATTGATGATTGCGGTCCTGGAAATCCAGTTGCTTCTACTCCAGGTCCTCCGAGTCTGACTCTAGGAAACCCAGGTCTACTATAAACCATAGGAGATGAAGGATCTCTTTCAGCTGCTCTATTTATTCTTCTGTATATATATCCTTCTGGACCAGGCATTTTCCCGGTCATTATAGGTTCCTCGTCGATCTGCTTTATCCAATGAGCCAAATTTTCATACGCAGGTGCGCCCATTGCTCCTTGACCTGTAATACCTTCTAGTGCATGTATAATAGCTTTCTCTTGTTGGTTATCTTGTACAGTGAAGAATATTTTATCCTTAGTATTTTCACTAAGACCAGCAAGCAGTGCTACATTTTCTCTCTTCCATTCATCCACATCTTTTCCTGATTTCTTATCAGCAGAAGCACTGGCTAGAATATCTTTATGCCACGTAAGATCTGTGGGTAATCTTACTTTTCCATTCTGTATAGATGAACTAAATGAAGGCATATCTTTTGGATCAACTCTTAGATTGGATAAAATATGCGCTCCAAAAGCGTATAAGAATGAAGGTGCAGCTCTCCTCCATATCGCGTTTTGATTCTGCCCTTCAGGGATACTTGTCATAATCGCAGATTTATAGGCAGCTTTATAGGGTTCGCTAGATATCTCTTCCCATCTTACTTTATCACCAGATTTATATAATGGAACTGTATCCCATTCTTGAGCTGTCAACTCAGCTATAGTAGCTTTTTTATCTTCATCCTCTTCTACTTCAGCTGCTAAAAGACTTTGTATTCTAGCCTGTCTTCCTCCAATAGGAGAAGCAACATCTTCTGCCAGCGTTCCTGTTTGTCCTAAAATCCCCTGCTGGGCAGCTTGCGCTGCGTCAAGTAACCCCTGGTCAATCGGTCCTTGTTGTTGTGGGACTGCTTGAGGCACACCAGAACCTCCAGAATTTAAACCCCCCATTCCAAACGGGACCATTCCACCAGCCCAGGATCTGGAAAAGTCCATAATAGAACCAAAGGCATTCAGTATTCCTTGTTCTTCTTGTGGTGAAGCCACAGTTATCCTCCTGGTCCTACAAGACCCATTCTACGAAGTCGCTCTCCTTCTCCTTGCGCTCCTGGTCTAGGCTGCCCTGGTGGTACTACTGGCCCACCTTGCGGAGTCGGTACTGGAGGCGGTACGCCCGCCGCTGCTGGAGGAAGAACCTCTGGCGACGGCATAGGCGGTGCTTCTGGTGGGGGAGGACCCGGCGGTGCTACCCCGGCAGGCACTCCACCAGGCCCCGGAGAGGGAGATCCCGGAGGCATACCAGGTCCACCCCCGCCGAAAGTATCTGACATTTGTTTCGCTTTAGCAAATAGCATTGCAGATAACTCTCCAAAATACATCTGTGCCAGATCTTGTCTGCCCTGTTTCATGGCTGCCTGGTATAAAGACCAAACGCTGGCTTCTGGCAAAGTCCGTTCTGCTATCTGCTCTTTTACTGCATCGTCTACCTGGTCTGCATCTTGTATTCCAAGTATGTTGTCTCTAATCCAAAGGTCTGGCAGTAGTGGAGTCTGTCCTTCTCTTGCGATCTGTGCCATTCCGTATCTGGACATATCGTCTTCTGGTAGTTTCGGTGATATTTTAATCTCAGGATCTCCTCCAGCTTCTATTCTTTCTGGAGTAATTTCTTCTGAGAAGTACATCCTATTGTTATCTTCACCAGATAATTCGACGGCTTTGAAACTACCAGTCTGATACTGGTCACAAAGCAGGTTGGCTATCTGAGTATAAGCCTTTTCCATAGCCTGAACCCTAGGAATCAAAACCGTCTCCACACCCTGACGTAACGTGTTAATTGCATATCCAGATAACTGGAAGGGTAATTCCCCGTATACTGAGTGAGGGACGCTACCTCTCTGCAACTCTCCTGACACTAGTCCCATGAAAGCACCCGACTCTTTTGCCATCTCCAAGAGTCCAAGGGGCTTTACATCCTCTCCCTGACCTAGCGATATCTCGGTTCCTTCTTGATATGGATCTTCATCTAATGTTTTTGTACCGTCTCTACTAACAACCTTTAGTCCCTGCTTCCTAGATCGTGCTGTCAGCTCCAACATTACTGACATCATGAAGTTATGGTTTTCATAAAGGCTTCTAGTAGACTTAAATACGGACTCTCCGAAATCTTCTAGAGTGTCTTCAATAGAAGATAGCTCCAGTGACTGAACTAACGGAGTAGATCCTACTGGCCCTATGAATACAGGAACAGTTTCTCCACCGTGTGGGGTACGCTTTTTAACAAATCTGCCAGGTACAACTACGGTATTATACTCAGTGTCATAGTAATCATAGACTGCAATACCATCGTCGTCCGCTCTAGCATCACCAAGACGAATTCCATACTGAGCTTCTATCTCTCCTCTGGTCTTTTTAATCTTATAACAAGCCCAGACCAGGCCATCTGGTCCAACTCCCCAGTAGGTATGTATCGGGTCCCACGGAGTTACATCGATAGTAGTGGTATCGTCTTTTTGTTTGGAGAGCATAGCCCTACCTGCATACCACCCTCTGAGAGCTATGTACCAAGATAGCTGGTCTTTAATAGACGGCACCAGCCTTGATGTCAGACGTTCATCAGCAGAGCGTAAGGCTCCGATAATAAACCGTTCTTTATCGTTATTTATCTCTCGATTGTTTCTAGGATTCCCATTTGGTGGGATCCTTACAACAATCTCGGATCCTGTAAGCCACGAAATTACCTTATCTGCGTATGTCTGGGGTTCATTGGATGTGTACGATTTATACCCGTCCCCAGCATCGTAAGAGTCCAGCTTGTATAGCTGGTGATCTGCGTCCATCCTATTACGTAAGGGATGGGTAGCGTCATAGTGAGCCTCTACCTTCTCTATAATATCGTCTGGTTTTAATCTTGGCATAATTATTTAGCCCACCGTTTCACTTTTATAAACTCTTGTCCGTTAATATA